TAAAGCTGGCACAAAAGGTGGTAAAGCCGGACAGTGGTCAGCTAGAAAAGCTCAATTACTAGCGAGCGAATATAAGAAGGCTGGAGGCGGCTACAAGTCGTAATGGCTACATCTATCGCGGATGACCTGCGTGAGTGGTCTATGAATGTCTTAGAAGTTCCTAACGAGCATTTAGATGGATTGCCTGCCTGCCCCTATGCAAAGAAAGCGTGGCAAGATAATAAAGTGAAAATAGTAGAAACTAAGAATATATACAAAGAGACACTAAGACAGTGTACTGAATTTACAGATAATAGATACGAAGTGGTAGTATGTGCTTCTTTTACTATACCTAACATGCAAGAGTTCAGTACGTGGTGTGAAGAACGTAATAACCTACTAGCTAAACAAGACCTGCACATTATGGGTTTTCATCCTGAGTTTGGTGCAGAAGAAGCTGAATTAGATTTCCTATATGAACACAGTTGGGAGAGTTCCGTAAAGGATGAATACTGTATGGTTTTCATACAGTCACTATCTCAAGTAGACGACGCTAGTTTAAAATTAGAAAAGCTAGATTACTACAAAGTCTACCCTGAAGACGAATATCAGGAATTAGTTATCAAACGAAGGACTAAACGAAATGGCAATGAAACCCAGAGCAATGAAAAAGAAAATGATGCGGGGCGGAGCAGTAAAGAAGCCAGCAGCAAAGATGATGCGCGGCGGCGGAGCAGTAAAGAAGCCAGCAGCAAAGATGATGAGCGGCGGGATTACGGCGCTTCCGGGCGGGTTACCAAAAAGAAGCAGACTAAGCAACACTGAGGCATTTAAGAGGAGGACTGAGTTAAATAAAAAAGCACAGAAGGCACGAGCAGACGGTCGCCCTGTAAATGCAACTACTGCTATAAAGCGAGCCAATGCTGCGATTGCTCTTGAGCGTAGACGTAAAAATGCTGCGGATGCTCTTAAGAGTAGACGTGATGAGGCTAGAAAGGCTCTTAATCTTAAACGTTCTAAGGCTAGAGATGCTCTTAAGCTTAGACGTACTAAGGCTAAAAAACCTAGCAAATCTGGTCCAACACGTTCCGATCCTGATTTTCCAACACGCTCCGGTCCTATTGCTACGACTAAGATAGGTGACGAACCTAAATTATATGGGCGACGTGCTGCGTCCGGTTCAGCAAAAATGCGCGGCGGCGGAATGAAAAAGCCAGTAGCAAAAATGCGCGGCGGCGGATTAAAAAAGAAGTAGTCGATGCTTAAACCTCGTAAACCTACGCCCACACGTAAGCGTAACTACCGCAAAGAGTATGACACGCACGGTAAACTTCCTGCCCAAAAGAAAAACAGGGCAGCAAGAAATACTGCTCGTAATGCTTTAGCTAAAGCTGGTGTAGTGCGTAAGGGTGATGGCAAAGAGGTGGATCATAAAAATATGAATCCACGAGATAATAGACGCTCTAATCTGAGGGTAGTTCCTAAAACTGTAAATAGGAGAAGACAACCTAAAAGAACGTAACATTTATTTGTATTTTTGGAGAGGAATATGAATGGACGTACTAAGCATATTGGAAACATTTGGTATTCCTGTTACAATGACAATAGCTTTTGGTTATTTTATATGGAAGCAGAATAACTGGATACAGAACGAGCTATCTTCAGACTTAGATGAGAAACATAAAAGACTAGAGGCAATAGTAGTCAAGCTTATTGATGCCCAAAAAGTTATGCAGCTACAACAACAAGACATTAAGTCTAGTTATCAAACTATTGTAGAGGTCATAGGGGCTAAGTTTATTAAGCAGCTAGTCATAAGGGACGTATTAGATAATGGCACTAAAGAAACCACAGAAAAGCCTAAAAAAGTGGACGGCTCAAAAGTGGGGAACTAAGTCTGGTAAGCCATCTGCTAAAACAGGTGAGCGATACCTACCTAAAAAAGCTATTGCTGCCTTATCACCTTCAGAATACGCCAGAACTACAGCAGCTAAACGTAAAGGTACTGCTGCTGGTAAACAAGTAGTTAAACAACCTAAAGGTATTGCAAAGAAAGTAAGAAAGTACCGTGCGTAAGATTTTAGAAAAGACTATTACGCTACAAAAGCGTATCCGTAGAAAAAACAGACACGCTAAAAAACCTAATTTGCATAGCAGGCAAGCTAATGCAAAACAAACATATAGGGGGCAGGGTAGATAATGAACGCATCACAGCTAGATAGTTGGCGCATTATACCGCGTGTTATGATGCTGGCTTTAATTGTTATGAATTTCCGTGTTATTGAGTGGTTCATATCATTAGATACGCCTACTATGGAGCAGGCAGGTATGCTTAGTGTTATGACTGGCGCACTTACTGCTGCATTTGGCTTGTATTTAGGCAATTCAGAAAAATCTAGTCCTCCTATTGTACAGGCTAGTAAAAGCACAAAGTAAGGGTTTATTATGAACCAACAATTTGTAGAAGCATTATTGTTTACAATTGTTATTATGTTTAATAATGGTGCTTATCGTGTAGAATCGGGCATTGTAGAGGAGTGTCCACCCTCTGAAAAAGTTGTACCCCCTTTAGAAAGGGGTTTAAAAGACAACGAGTATAGAGGTTGGCATGCTACGTGTCAAAAAATTGCTATTATTGCTAAAGGTAAAGGACAACCATTATGATTGGCGCTCTAATTGGACCTGTAGCTGGGCTTGTAGGTACGTGGCTACAGGGTAGTGTAGAAGAAAAGAAGGCTAAGACCGCTATGAAGGTAGCGGAAGCACAAGCTAAAGCCAAAGTTATGGTAGAAGCAGCCACACACGAGAGTGGGTGGGAGCGTATTATGGCTGAAGGTACTAAGAATAGCTGGAAAGATGAATATCTTACAATTATCTTTAGTGTGCCTATGATTCTAGCTTTTGTTCCGGGTATGGAAAACATTGTACAGCGGGGCTTTGAGCAACTACAGTCTATGCCTGAGTGGTATCAGTATTCTTTGGGGTGTGTGGTTGCTGCCAGCTTTGGTATTAGAGGTGCCACTAAGCTATTTAGTAAAAGATAGTTGACAAGTAAAATAAAACATGTATAATTAGGAAAAGTTAATGTCTTTAAGTGAATCTGAAAAAGCAAAACTGAAAAGATATGGGTTGTCGGGTTTAAATAAACCTAAGCGCACACCTAAACACCCTACAAAAAAAGCTATTGTTGCAGTGAGGGACGATGGAAACATTAAAATCATACGCTTTGGCGATCAAAAGATGGGTCATAACTATTCTCCTGAAGCCCGTAAATCTTTTAAAGCGCGTCACGGCAAGAATATTGCAAAAGGCCCAACGTCTGCTGCATATTGGGCGAACAAAGTTTTTTGGTCCGGTAAAGGCGGCAGTACGAAGAGTCCGCCTAAAAGTCAGAAGCATAAAAAGGGCGTGGCGTAATGGCTAAAAACTTAACAGAAAAGCAACAGGCTTTTATCAATGTTCTATTTGGTGATGCTAGAGGTGATTTATATGCAGCTAAACAGTTGGCTGGATACTCACCTAACACCGTCTTGTCAGAAATTACGGCTGGCATTAAGGATGAGATTATTGAAGCTACTAAAAACTTTATGGCGCATAACGCCCCTAAAGCTGCATATGCTATTATTTCTGGTATTGACGACCCTACCGAGTTAGGTATTCGTGACAAGCTGAACGCTGCCAAAGACCTACTAGATAGAAGTGGCATTATTAAGTCAGAAAAAATGCAAGTAGAAAGTTCAGGTGGCGTATTTATCCTACCACCTAAAGCGGTAATTGAGGACGATGACGACTAAAGCATTACAACGTAGTATCGGAAGTTGGAAATTACCTCAACCACTTGATGTTAAAGAAGACGGAGAGTGGATTCCTCTGCCACGTATAGCTAGAACAATACCGTTTGGCTATGAATTAGATGAAGATGACGATAAAGTTTTACTTCCTATTGAAACTGAATTAAACACACTGGCAGAAGCAAAGAAACACTTAAAGAAATATTCTTACAGAGAAGTATCTAATTGGTTAAGCACAAGAACGGGTCGCTACATATCACACGTAGGATTAATGAAACGGGTAAGAAATGAGCGAAAGCGTAAAAACAAAGCTAATAGCCTCCGCAAGTGGGCAGCGTATGTCGAAGAGACGCTCGCCAAAGCGGAAGAACTCGAAAACGAAAGACTCGACGCCCGAACAGACGTTACACGCAGCGGAGCTACTGAAGAACCCACAAAAGATTGAGTCATCTGTAGCACATCAACCACCTGAATCTGTAGAACAAAATGCTGTATTCAAACCTAATGATGGCCCACAAACAGAGTTTTTAGAGGCAGCAGAACGAGAAGTATTGTATGGTGGTGCAGCAGGCGGTGGCAAGTCTTTCGCTATGTTGGCTGATCCTGTACGTTATTTTTCCCACCCCGACTTTAGTGGGCTATTGCTTAGACATACAACGGAAGAACTTAGAGAACTTATTTTTAAGTCTCAAGAGATGTATCCTAAAGCAGTTCCGGGCATTAAATGGTCCGAAAGAAAGATGCAGTGGACTGCGCCTTCCGGTGCGCGATTGTGGATGTCTTATCTCGATAGAGATGAAGACGTATTGCGTTATCAGGGTCTAGCATTTAGCTGGATAGGCTTTGATGAGTTAACTCAGTGGGCTACACCTTATGCGTGGGACTACATGCGATCTCGTCTACGGTCTACTGCTCCAGATTTACCTGTATACATGCGGGCTACAACCAATCCGGGCGGCAGAGGGCATCATTGGGTTAAGAAAATGTTTCTTGATCCTGCACCACCAAACAGCAGATTTGTAGCTACTAATATTGAAACGGGTGAAGACTTAAACTATCCGGCAGGTCATGCTAAAGCAGGAAAGCCTTTATTTAAAAGAAGGTTTATACCTGCTAAACTAATGGATAATCCGTATCTAGCTAAAAGCGGTGATTATGAAGCAATGCTTCTTTCTTTACCGGAGCAACAAAAAAGGCAACTACTAGACGGCGATTGGGACATTAAAGAAGGTGCTGCATTTACCGAATTTAATAGAAACCTTCATGTCGTTGAGCCATTTGACATACCAAATAATTGGGTTAAGTTTCGTGCTTGTGACTATGGCTATGGTTCATATAGTGGCGTGTTATGGTTTGCTGTAAGCCCAGAGGAACAACTAATTGTATACAGAGAGCTATACGTATCTAAAGTACTAGCTACAGACTTAGCTGATATGGTATTAGAACTAGAGGCAGAAGACGGTAATATTAAATATGGTGTTCTTGATAGTTCTTTGTGGCATAAAAGAGGTGATACAGGCCCATCTCTGGCGGAACAAATGATTAGTAAAGGGTGTCGTTGGAGACCGTCTGATCGTAGTAAAGGTAGTAGAGTTGCAGGTAAAAACGAAATTCATCGTAGGCTTCAGGTTGATGAATTTACAGAAGAACCCAGATTAATCTTTTTTAATAGTTGCACAAATATGGTATCTCAATTACCTGCTTTACCTATAGATAAGAAAAACCCCGAAGATATTGATACTCACTCAGAAGATCACTTGTATGATGCTTTACGTTACGGTATAATGTCAAGACCACGCTTTAGTATTTTTGACTTTGATTCACAAATGCCCAGAAATACTCATACACCAGCCGATGCTGTATTTGGATATTAAAGGAATTATAAATGGCTATTGAAGAAGATGACTCCCTAATTGAACAAATGGGTATCGCAGCAGACGATGTAGATAGCGTAGAAGACGTAGACTACGGCTATACACCTATTATTAGGTACGTCAGTGATAAGTATGAAAAAGCTAAAACGTATAGACATACAGAAGAACAGCGTTGGCTGAAGTCTTATCGTAATTACAGAGGCATTTATGGCCCTGATGTGCAGTTTATGGAAACTGAAAAGTCTCGTGTTTTTATTAAGGTTACTAAAACTAAAACACTTGCAGCCTATGGTCAAATTGTAGATGTACTATTTGGAAATCAGCGTTTTCCTATTACTATTGATCCTACAGTATTACCCGAAGGTGTAGAAGAAACCGTACATTTTGATCCTTCACTTCCTGACGAACTTAAAGAAGAAGGTCCAGTAGAACAAGATAGCCCGTATGGTTTTGCGGGTGATGGTGCAGACTTACCTGCGGGTTCTACAGAACGCTCTCTTATGCTTGCAGGTATGGAAGAAAAACTACAGGGTGTAAAGGGTCTTAAAAAAGGTCCGGGTACAACTCCTTCCGCTGTTACGTTTCATCCTGCTATGGTTGCAGCAAAGAAAATGCAAAAGAAAGTTATGGATCAATTACAGGAATGTAATGCTTCCAAACATCTTCGTAGCACATCTTTTGAAATGTCGCTATTTGGTACAGGAGTACTAAAGGGTCCGTTTGCTGTAAATAAAGAATATGCAAACTGGGACGATGAAGGTACATACACACCAACCATTAAAACTGTACCTCAAATTGGTCACGTAAGTGTTTGGAACTTCTACCCAGACCCAGATGCTAATAATATGGAAGAAGCTCAATACGTCGTAGAGCGTCATAAGATGAGCCGCAGCCAATTAATTAATCTTAAAAAACGGCCTTTCTTTAGGGGTAATGTCATCGACCAATGCGTTGAACAGGGTGAGTCCTACGTAAAAGAATGGTGGGAAGATGATCTGGCTGACTACGAACAGACACACAGTATCGACCGCTTTGAAGTATTAGAATATTGGGGTGTTATTAGTACAGACCTTCTTGAAGATGAAGATATTGATATTCCAGAAGAATTTGCAGATGCAGATCAAGTGCAAGCTAATATCTGGACAGTTAATGGTCAAGTTATTCGTCTTGTAATTAATCCTTTTAAGCCTGTACGTATTCCATATATGGCAGCACCATATGAACTAAATCCATACAGCTTCTTTGGTGTAGGTATTGCGGAGAATATGGAAGACACACAAATTCTTATGAACGGTTTTATGAGAATGGCTGTAGATAATGCTGTATTGTCTGGTAATCTTCTTATTGAAGTGGATGAAACAAATCTAACTCCGGGTCAAGACCTCAGTGTTTATCCCGGTAAAGTGTTTCGCCGTCAGGGTGGTGCGCCCGGACAGGCAATCTTTGGTACTAAGTTTCCAAATGTTGCCAGTGAAAACCTACAGCTATTTGATAAAGCTAGGCAGCTTGCTGATGAAAGCACAGGCTTTCCTTCTTTCGCGCACGGACAAACAGGTGTGTCGGGTGTAGGTAGAACCGCTAGTGGCATTAGTATGCTTATGGGTGCAGCAGCAGGCAGTATTAAGAATGTCATTAAAAATGTAGACGACTATCTACTAAAGCCTCTCGGTGACGGCCTATTCCAGTTTAACATGCAGTTTTCTTTTGACAAAGATATTAAAGGCGATCTTGAAGTTAAGGCACGTGGTACAGAAAGTCTGATGGCTAACGAAGTACGTAGTCAACGCCTCATGCAATTTATTCAAGTTACTAGCAAGCCAGCACTTGCACCTTTTGCAAAAATGGATTATATTATCACTGAGATTGCCAGATCACTTGATCTTGATCCTGAAAAGGTTGTCAACAATATGGGTGACGCAGCCATTCAGGCAGAGATGATGAAGGCGTGGCAAGCAACTCAGCCACCACCGCCACAACAGGGCGCTCCAGCAGGAGCTAATCCTCAAGACCCAACGGGTGCAGGCGGCGGAAACATTGGTGTAGGTATGGCACCCGGACCACAAGAACAGGGATTCTCAGGTAATGAACAACAACAGCCAGCAGAAGGCGGAGCGCCTCAAAGCACTGGTGAGCAACCCCCACCTGTGGGCTAATTTTGTAGAGTATTTAGACTATCAAATAGAACAGCAGCATAAAGTGCTAGAACAATCTGAGTGTTCTGTTGGTGTACAAAGAGCGCAGGGCTACATTCAAGCCCTTAGAAAATTAAAGTCTTTGGATAACATAGTTAAGAGGGATTAATTACTTGAGTAAAAATAAAAACTATTCTCTTGGCGCTAGTTCTCCTATTGCTTCTACTGTAGCTTTTGCACTAGGTAAAAAAGACGCAGTTGAGGATAGTTTAAAACTATCTCGTGAAACAGCACAAAAAGATTATCGTTTTCATACTCCTGCTTTAGAAAATGATAAGGGAGAAGATACGTTAAGACACATACTAGGCGGTGGTTTTTTATCTGAAGGTGAGGATGACAATTTTTTTGAAAAAACAGGAGCAAAAGTAGCTACTGCTCTTTATAACTATAAAGAAAGAAATGTTAATTCTCCTACCCGTGCAGGAATGGAAAGTTCTATAGATTTAAATAACAATATTTATGGTGCTTTACTAAAGAAAAAATATCCAAATAAAGAAGATTTTTTTAAAGAGGCTAAAAATATAGTAGCTGCGCTTGGGCGTGAAGACCCAGATATTATAAGACAAAATTATTCTATTCCTTATACAGATAAGGAAGGCAATAAAAAAGTAGCTTACCCTGTATTAAGCACAGGTTCTTACACAGAAACAGAGGGTAAACAACCCTTACCTTTTATGTCGGACGGAGGATTGACTATGAACAAACAAATGGAATTATTTGAAGAGGGTGGTCAGGTTGATCCCGTATCAGGCAATGACGTACCTTTAGGTAGCACGGAAAAAGAAGTACGTGATGACCAGCCTGCTATGCTTAGTGAAGGTGAGATGGTAGTTCCTGCTGACGTTGTTCGTTATTTTGGTGTTGAGCATTTTATGAAGCTTCGAGATGAAGCTAAAATGGGCTACAAGAAAATGGAGGCTATGGGTCAATTTGGTACAGAAGAAGGACAGACACTGCCAGACGACGCACTATTTAATGCGGGTGGCCCACCTTTTACGATTGAGGATATTGAGGTTGTTGAATCTGACGACTTAGAAAACTTAGAAGGCGGTGAAGAAGCAGAAATTGAAGCTGCTAATGGTGCGCTAGTTAGAAACTTTGCTGAAGGTGGCAGTATGATTGCACCTAATATGACGGGTGGTATGTCTATTCCACCATCCACAGCGGGAACAGCTAATACTATTCCTTTTGGTACTACTCCTCTTGTACCAGACACAGGTAGAGAAGCTAAGTTATCTGGCTCACAGGGTTTAGGTCAACTTGTAGGAAGCACGGGTGTAGGGGCATTTAGTACTAAATACTTTATGGACCCAACAGGCACCATTCATCAAATTTTTAATATGGAAGGTCTTGCACAAGAAGAAGTACCTGAAGACTTTATTGAAATTGATAGTCCTTTTGAATTACGATCTTACGCAGAATTAGGTGGTAGTGTATCTAAAGCGGCACCATCTAAAAAAGAAGAAGTAGAAGAAGAATTTACAGATGGTGATGGCGGCGATGATGATAATAGTACTGGAAGTGCCTCATATGCAACTATTGGACAAATGATGGATGCCTTTGGGCATGAATTTGGTTTAGGTACTGATCCCTCGTTTGGTGGTTCTTTCGGCGGGCCAACGGGCAGCGGTACGGGGGCAGGTTTGGGTTCAAATGCGGATGAATTTGGTGGGCTTGATCCAGACGGTGAAAATGACACTGGTCCGGGTGCAGGTGGACCCGGTGGTATGGGCGGTGGGCCACAAAGTGCGGAAGAAGCATCCGGTGGAACTAGCGGCGATGGCGGTAATTCTAGTGGACCCGGCCCTGATGGATCAGAAAATGATGGAATGGGTAATGATGATGGATCAGAATATTCTAAAGGGGGAATAATTAAACGTAAACTACGAAGCAAAAAAAGAGGTGGAAGAAAGAAAAATAAAAGAGGGGGTTTAGGTTCCCGAAAGTGATAGTCACACTTAAACAGACTAATTTGCTGGCTACTCATCCCCCTACACAGTAGGCTACGGTGGCCCCAGAGAAAGAAATATAATGTCTGAAGTAGATACCGTACAGGTAGAAGAAAAGAAAGCCTTTATTAGTCGTCCATATTCCAATTCGGAACGCATTAAGAAAGACGAAGAAGAACTAGAAGAAATGCTTCGCGTACAAAAGGGTGAAGTGTCCGAAGAAGAACAAGAACAAGAAGCAGAACCCACTACCGCTGAAGAGCGTTCATTTAAAAAGAGATATGGTGATTTACGTAGACACACACAGAAACAACAGGAAGACCTACAATCTCAAATTAGTGAATTAAAGGAACAGCTTACGTCTGCCACTAAAAAGGAGATGAAGCTACCTAAAACAGACGATGAGATTGATGTGTGGATGTCTAAGTATCCAGACGTAGCAGCCATCGTAGAAACTATTGCAATTAAGAAAGCAAGAGAACAATCCACAGAATTAGAAGAGCGTGTAACTAAAATTAATAAGATGCAAGAAGACGCAGAGCGTCAGAAGGCAGAAACTGTTTTGTTACAGTTACACCCAGACTTCGATGAAATTAGACAGGACGATGACTTCCACACGTGGGCAGAAGAACAACCACGCTGGATTCAACAAGCCCTGTACGACAATGACAATGATGCTCAAGCAGCAGCAAGAGCCATTGATCTATATAAGGCAGACAGAGGTATTAGTACCAAAAAGAAAAGCAAGCGTTCTAGTAACGCCGCTGAAATGGTAGATACCCGTGCCACACGTAATCGGCCTACAGCCGAAGATACTTCCGGCGTCATTAAAGAATCAGACGTTCAGAAGATGTCAGCTACACAGTACGAAAAGAATCAAGATAATATTATGGAAGCTATCCGTTCAGGAAAGTTTGTATATGATCTTTCTGGTTCAGCACGTTAATAATAGTTGACATTATAAAATAACCGTATATAACTATATCAAAATAAGTGGCCGCATTAGCCTACCCACTATTTTGGTGTAGTTTATACACCTTAGCAACTACATTTTTATCTATAGACTTACCTAAAGCGAGTAGCCCGTTAATAATACGTTAGGCCAAATGTATTTTTAAGCGCACCTACTTTAATTAGCCTCTACAGGAAGTTTGGAGTTAGCATCTGATAGCTGTTTAAAGGAGTTAATGTTATGGCATTTTCAGCAGCAGCAGGATACGGCAACCTACCTAATGGTGCATTTAGTCCTGTAATTTATTCTAAGCAGGTGCAGCTTGCGTTCCGTAAGTCATCTGTATGTGAAGAGATCACCAACTCTGATTATTTTGGTGAAATTGCTAATATGGGTGACACCGTTCGCATTATTAAGGAGCCTGAAATCTCCGTTAAAGCGTACACTCGTGGCACCGTTATTACACCTCAAGACCTAGACGATGAAGACTTCAGCCTCACGGTTGATAAGTCTAACTACTTTGCTTTTAAGGTTGATGACATTGAAGAAGCACATTCTCATGTTAATTTCCAGTCACTAGCTTCTGATCGTGCGGCTTTCCGCCTATCTGATCAGTACGATCAAGACGTTCTTGGTTATCTTTGTGGCTTTAAGCAGTCTGCACTACACAGTGTTGCTAGTGCTGTTAACACCACTGTTAACGGTGAAGTTGCTGTTGCAACCGCTGGCACAGACGAACTACTTTCTAGCATGAAACTTGAAGCCGACGATTTTGGCGGTTCTGGTGGTAGTGCTATTGGTATTAAGGCTCGTGCTGGTAATGACGGCGCAGTCGTTGGTTCTGGTAATGCTTATGCTATTCAGGTTATTTCCCGTATGGCTCGTAAGCTTGACCAACAGAATGTTGATTCAAACGGTCGTTGGCTCGTTATTGATCCAGTCTTTAAGGAAATTCTTCAGGACGAAGATTCTAGACTATTCAACAACGACTTCGGCGGTTCTGGTCTTCAGAACGGTCTAGTTCTAAACAACCTACTTGGCTTTAAAGTATACGTCTCTAACAACCTACCTTCAGTTGGTACAGGTTCCTCCACAACTGGTGGTACAAACGCTTCCAACTATGGTGTTGTTGTTGCAGGCCACTCTTCAGCCGTAGCTACTGCCGAACAGATCAACAAAACAGAAACCTATCGTGATCCAGATAGCTTTGCTGATGTTGTTCGTGGTATGCACCTTTATGGCCGCAAGATTCTTCGTCCCGAAGCTCTTGTAAACGCCAAAATTTGCTTAGTATAAGGAGTATTGAAAAATGGCTACGATTACTGCTACTCTTGCTCCCGCTCGTGGCAATGAAGCTCGCGGGCGTCAACCCTACTATGTACAACAGATCATTGATTTGACTGCTAATAGCATCAACCCAAATGGTGATGTTGTACAGGCTCTAACCATTCCTGCCAACACAAAAATTGTGTCGGCTGGTTTTCAGGTTACGTCAAGTGCTACTCAAAATACAGGTACTGATGCCACTGCCACTCTCGGCACTGGTGCAGATGCTGATGAGTACGTTACAGCATTTGATATTGACGGGGCTGCGGATGGTGCTTATGCACCTAGCGTTACCGTGTCGGCTGATCTAGTAATTACATCTGCTGATACTCTTGATCTAACGCTTGCTGGTGGCGGCGCATCTTTCACTGCTGGTGAAATTCGTGTCTTTGCTTGCTTGCTAGACGTTAGTGACAATGGTATTGCGACTGCTGATGAAGTAGATCGTGACACTCTAGCGTAAGTTAACTGAGTATGGGACTGGGAGTTAACGCTCTCAGTCCCTACTTATGTTATATAAGGAATAAACTATGGCAATTACCACAGCAATGTGTAACTCTTTTAAAACAGAGCTTTTAGGAGGAACGCACGACCTAGACTCAAACAGTATTAAGCTTGCTTTAATTAAAGTATCTGCTTCAGGTACATATAATGCAAGCACGACAAATTATTCGGATGTTACAGGTAATAGCGATGAAGCTTCAGGTACTAACTACAGTGCGGGCGGGCAGGTTTTAGACTCTGCTTCTATTGCTTTATCCGGTTCTACGGCCATCGTAGATTTTGCGGATGAAGTTTTTTCTAATGTAACTGTTGCTGCAACAGGTTGTATTATCTATAATGCTTCCCAATCTAATAAAGCTATTTGTGTAATTGATTTTGGCGGTACTGTTTCAGCTACTGCTGGTGATCTTACAATTGAATTTCCTGCCGCAGACGCATCAAACGCTGTTATTCGTATTGCATAATAGGTAGCTAATATGGCTATTATTGCACAGTCTGCCCGTTATGGTTCTGGTTTATTTGGTTTATCTAGATATGGTCAAATAAATCTATCCGTATCACTAGCAAGTGTTGCTGCAACCAGTGCAGTAAACACTGTTCAGTTAAGTGCTAGTTCTAAAGTTATACCTACTGGTGTTGTAGGTACAGGCAGTGTTGCACCTGTAGCAGCGGGCGGTTTTGAAATTGATATTACTGAAAGTATTAGTACAGGAGTATCTAGTACAGGATCAGTAAATACTGTTACTATAAATATTGGTGAGACGGTTGTAGGTGTTACTGCAACAGGTGCAGTAAATACTGTAGGGCTTATTGCAAATGCAACCTCTGAGGTTACAGGTGTTAGTTCTACAATAAGTTTAGGTACTGTTACTTCTATAGTAATAGAAAAATGTGAAGGTGTTACTGCAACAGGTGCAGTAAATACTGTAGGGATTAGTGCAAATGCAACCTCTGAGGTTACAGGTGTTAGTTCTACAATAAGTTTAGGTACTGTAGTTAAAACAGCAGAAGTTTTCAATTTTGAAGCAGTGAAAGCACAGTATAGTAGAAAGCGCTGCGTTTATATTTCGAGAGCAGCTTAATGTCTACTACGTATGAACGAACCGTAAATGTCCCTTTTGAAAGTCGTCTTATTTTTGTTTCAAGACAAACGACAACAAACGACAGAACAATAGATGTACCAAAAGAAGATCGTTACGTTTATGTTGAACGTCAACCAACTTCATATGACCGAACAGTGTACGTAACGGAGTAAATATATGTCCTTTAAATGGCCTGTAAAAGACCCAGATGAAACACTAGACTACAATGCAGATTGGTCACGCTTCTTAGGTGACGCCACAATTAGCTCTGTAGAATGGTATGTTAAAACTAGTGAGATTGGTAAAACACTTTTGGGTGCAGGGCAAACACTAACGACGGCATCTAGTAGTGCTGTTACTGATAATATTCAGAATGTGTCTCAGACTAACACAACTACTGTTGCTACCATTAACATTGGTGGTGGCGTTACCAATAGAGAATATACCTTTTCTTGTAGAATGACAGACAGTACGGGCAGTACCGCTGAACGTACAATTAAATTAACAGTGAGAGAAAAATAATGGCGTACAATTTTCTCGGTCTAGTAAACGAAGTTAATAGGCGGCTTAATGAAGTTGAGCTTACTTCTGCTAACTTTGACTCGGCCACAGGTTTTTACTCTCATGCAAAAGATGCTGTTAATGCTTCTATTCGTTATATTAATCAGTCTGAGTTTGAATGGCCTTTTAATCACGTAGAACAAGAAGACGTACTAACTACAGGTACTACTAGATACCCATTTCCAGATGACGCTAAGATTATTAATTTTGATAGTTTTAGAATTAAAGAAGACACTACATTAGGTAATAGTACAAAAAAACTAAAGAACGTAGCTTATGAAGAATACTTACATAAATCTATTTCTCAAGAATATAAAGCTACTGCCGATAATAACGCTCTACCTAATTATGTATTTAATGCTCCTTCACTAGAATACGGAATGATTCCTCCACCAGATCAAGCCTATAGTGTAATCTATGAATACTATCGTGTTCCTGTTGACTTAGAAAATGCAACTGACGTTCCAGTTATTCCTGAAAGATTTAAGCACATTATTACAGACGGCTCTATGCACTACGCATATCTTTTTAGGGGTGATGCACAAGCATATACTATAGCTATGCAAAAGTTTGAAGACGGTGTTAAACATATGCGTAGCATTCTAATTAATAGATTTTATTATCTTCGTAGTTCTATGGTTAGTAACAATCAGGGAGGGGGGCGTATTGCTACATCCTCTTCTAATGTAGGTTCTTCTTTGGACGCCCTATAATGGAAGCGTGGCAAACTTTTCCTGTTGAGTTTAAAAGGGGTCTTGTAACCAATTTAAGCCCTCTACAGCAGGGTATTAACGCTCCGGGTAGTGCTAGAGTGCTACGCAACTTTGAACCCTCTATTGAGGGCGGCTACAGGCGTATATTAGGCTT